GCGACGTCCTGCTCGTCACCGACAATCGCCTTGACCATGCCAAGAGCGGCGTTGACCTCGTAATCAGTATTCAAAACACTGCCGGTGATTACCACCGCCGTCACGTCTCGATGATCCAGCTTGACCCATTCCCCCATCACCAGGACAACGGACTCGGCGACCACATCGCCACCAGCCCCAACCAACGCAGCCTCCTCTCCGGACAGTGCCCAGGCCAGATTCTTGGCATCCCACTCACGCAGAACCAAAGAGCCACTGGTCCCGGAGATGGTGGTCTTGGTATGCAGGGTTTGACCGCCGGATTCGCGCAGCCTGGACACCTGACTCTTTTGTTCGGTGGCCACCTGCATAGAAAACGGATAGGCATTGCCCACTTTGCGGTAGCCGCCTACCAGATTTTTATTCGCATCGCGCAGCCCGGCATAGAGAGTGCCGATAAATGATTTTGCTTTTCCCATGGTTATGATCCTCCGTGCCTATTTTGATTATGGCACTAAAAATTGCAGTTGCATTGTCAGCCAGTAATAGGGGTGAGACTGTATCCCCTCGCTGCCTTTTTCTGTGGAGCCGATACTAAATGGTACCGGCGTTAAAAGTTTGTAAGGTGGAAAGGCTCGTTTATCGACAATCTTGCCCAGGGCAACGGCCAGGCTGGTGATATCCCTGGTCCCGTCGACAACCGTACCGGCGGTATAGATTCCTCCGGTGATGATCACCGAAAACGGCGCCGGTCGCCTGGCATCAAAAGCCCCTTCAAAAATAGCGCAGCGCACGAAAGGAAACTCCTGTCCTTCAATATGGTCACGGTCCTTTTTCAAAAACATAGTCTGAACAATCTGCGGAGCAACTTGGCTTTTATCCGGCTTATAATCAAACAGCAGATCCTTTGTAAGATCTGTCAGTCTGGAGGTAAGCAGGTTGTCGAATGCTTCGTTCATGCTGTTTTTCCTTTAACATTCACAAAATAATTAAGTTCTCGGGCAAGGATTTCTTCGTATTTGTTACCAAGATCGACGTCTACTGACTCAAGTACTTGTTTAACCACATCATCAATGGATATTGCGGCACGGGCAATGGGGAAGCGACCTTTACTGCCAGGAAAAGTTCCACTTCCTCTTGCACCAGTTGGATACAAATCATGATCATAATGGAAAGATTCTACCCGTATCCAAATCTTCTTATTCTTTCCGTAAACTCTGCTGATAAAAGCACCTGGATAACTGTAATTTCTCACCTTTATTCCTGTAGGATGAAGTGGTGACCCTAAAATTGATGGATTACCTATAGCAAAAGGTTCAACAGGTGCGGTGCCAATCCATACGGTAATTTCGTCACTTCCTTTCTTGGTGTTTTTGAAATAGAACCTATTCTCAATTGACTTCTGCGTGATGCCAAGTTCTCTTGCCGCTCCTTTCTTTACCTGTGTTTTGAGCCAAGCCCCGGTTTTACGGAGAGCTGATTTTCTGGCAGCATCTATCTGAATCTCAGTTGCGCGAGAATGCTCGATAATGTTATTTATCGCAGCTGCATCAACGGTCATCTCAAATTTCAAGTCAGGTACCTCAACAGGGTGATACGCCATTTATTGCCCGACATGGCCACCGCCTTGATATCATAGCGGGGCCCATCGACCACCATCTCCCCACCCACTACCGGAGGATAGACCATGCTGGTGACATCCACGGTCAAGCGGATACCTTCAACCAACAATCCGTCCTGGGCGAACTGCCCCCCGGCAAAGGCCATAGCCTCTTCCTGGGGGAGGTTCTTTTTCACGGCCTGGGTGGGTACACCGTCAACAACAACGGACACACCCAACACGTCGGAGGATAGTGCGCCGAGCATGTTGGCTATGACTTCATCACGGGTCATCATTGTAGTCTGTTAAATGGTTCCTTTTACCAGTGCCCCTGGACGGCGACAAAGGGGCAGAGGGTTGGACTCGGTATAAACGTCGATCCACTTACCGCTGGCTTGCATTACCTGCTTGGCGTAGATAGGAATACCAAGAGTGTTGACCGTCTCCATATATTCAGCAGGGGCATGATGCAGCTTGAAGGTTGACTGGGTTCCGATCGGGAAAAAATGAGCATTACCTGCAGCGATAAAAGACCGCATGTTTCCAGTTGCAGGATCGGTTGCCTTGCCGCGATATTCCTCGAAAGTTATTCCTCCAAAGACGAAACCTTTGCGCGGGTCAGTTGCCACTCCGGCGATCTGCAGGGCGTTGATGTGGCCAAGCCAGAATTTTTCAACGTTTGGATGACCGATAAGATCGTCAAAGAACGTCTCGTTACAGAGACATCGCACGCCGGACATGACATCACCAAACAGATTATCCTCGATATGCCGTACAACCTCACGGCACTTTCCAGCCACATCGGTTGCGTCATTATCAAGAGCGAAATCTACTGTTTTGGGAGTAATGCCAAACTCGGTATAGAGGTTGTAAAGAGTTGAGCCGTCCGCATCGAGGATGATACCTTTAACTGAACCCATCATAAGGTGTTCTTCCGTGATAGCATGGCTGGCCCGCATCTCGGTGAGACGTTTGGTCATTTCTACTTCAAGGGTTTTTGGATCGGCGGTACCCGGATCTCTTCTGCCCTGCAGGTCGGAAGGCTTGATGACATCGTCGTAGGGAATATGCGGAATAATAAATGAGCGCATGACACCCTTACCCTGTTGTTTCCGAGGGGCCGGTGATCCCGGGACCTGTGATTGCAGCAGGGTGAGCACGCCGTTGACGTTTTCAACTATAATGGTCCTGGTCCGTACCGGATCAGGAGTAAACAGGCCGAGCTGACGAACACGACCGTAATTGTTGGGGATAAGGTTGACTGACTGGGTCATTGTGGCCAAGTCGTAACCGCTGGTGTCAAACGGGTTTATGATCAATTGATCCATGGTGATGTCCTTTTAAGTGGTTGGCCAGCAAATGATGATTGTTACCAGCTCTCTGTTACGCGGTTTCTACCGCTACAATTTGTAGATTTTCCAGTTCTGCCAGCGCAGCTGCCTTGTCGCCTGCGGAAATTCCATCAGGCCACACCAGGAAAGATGGAGCAATCATCGCCTCTCGGACAATAGCCACCCCTGGTTTATCGGCTGAAGTTGCGTCGACTGCGGCTACCATGATGCCGGCAGCATGGTTGGAACCATCCACCGCAGCAGGATCAAGAGCGACCGCCTTTCCGGATCCTGCGGTAATATCGATTGTGAAACTGTCACCGACAATAAAATCGGTATCATCGGTCAGGGTAAAACCGATATACGGGCTAGCGTAAGGAACCGCCACTGTGGCATCGGGCAACCGTCCGGTGATTGAGCCGACCACGGAAAACGTCCCGGCGTTACCGACGGCTGCGGTGCAGGTTAAGGTAAATGTTTCAACGATGGTTTTCAGGCCACCAACGACCGTTCCGCAAATACCGGTACCGGTATTACCCGCGCCGGCAGTTCCTGTGGCCGGAACAACGAAGAGCACCCGGCCGATAACTGCCAGCAAGGCAAGGACTTGACCTGAGAGTACGGTGAGTTTTGTTCTGGAAAAATCGTTTGACTCTTCCCATTTGATCCCGTCTCCCAGGGTGTTCGGTTCTGTTTTTGTAGCCATGATTGACCTCTTTTTAGTGTTGCCCGGTCAGCCTCTGGGAGTGCCGGGTTGATGATGTAAAATAACTTGACGATGGAGAATAAGTTTTATTGTTTAGTAGCCAGTTTTTCGCACGCTGCAACCAGCGCGTGTTTTCCGTCACCTGACAGCGGGGTAATGGTTGATTTTACCTGCTGTGTTTTGGATTTTTCGGCCTTCTGCTGCTGGATGACTTCTCTTGCCTGTTCCTGTTTCACTCCGCTTTTCAGCATGGAAACAGTCTCTTTGGTAGAGAGGTCAGCCAATTGGCAGAGCTCAGCAATATTGATAACTCCCTCAAAGGATTCCTTGATGGCTATCTCGGTTGCTGATTTTGCTTCTGTTTCTTGTATCCAGCCAAGCTCTTTAATTGCAGCCGGCCCGTCTTCAGCCTTCAACAGGCCTGCCATACGGTCCTTGGTACTCATTGCTTCGGGCATGATATCTGCTCCTTTTTCCTGAAATGTTTGGGTAAACGACGTCTTTTTTCGTGTCGCTATTTCATCGGCCATCATGGCCACCGCTTCGTCAAACGAGCAGATCTCGTCGGCCAGGCCGATATCTATTGCCTGTTGTCCAGAGAACGCCCCGGCCTCCATGGCCATGATATCGGACAATTTAATATTGCGTAATTCTGCAACAGTTTCGGCAAATCGCATGCCGTGTGCTGTTACCGATTTTTGCAGGTTGGAAACTTCATCTTTGCTCATTGGCCGAAGAGGAGAAAATTCGTCCTTCTTTGACCCAAAGGTGACAACCGTGTAGTTGAGACCATCTTGCTCATTGGCCCTGGAAATATCGCAATGGATGGCAATGCATCCTATAGAACCAACGCCGGCAGTTCTGTCGGTGAGAATAATCTTGCTGCATGCAGAAGCGATGGAATACCCGGCAGAGTAACAGTTGAGATCAACCACCCCGTAAACCGGTTTAATTGCATTGATGTCGGCAATAAAACGGGTGACTCTTTCACACCCGGCCGACATGCCGCCGAAGGTATCTATATCGAGGAGTATTCCACCGACATCTGGATTCTTTGCTGCGAGGTTGGTTTCCTGCATCAGGGTTCGATAACTGCGCAGTCCGGAGCCGTCACCATAACCGTGATTTCTGGCCACCATGCTGCCCAATACCGGGATTACTTCGATAAGGGTTTCGTCGGTCTGGTTGATCGGCCTGGCTTGAGCGTTAATTTCCTGGCCTGAAACCGAATTCATATGCATCAACGCTGAAAAATCCGGAGTAATTGACTGATAGCCACGCCGATTAAGGATGGATAAGATAACTTCCAGCTTCGCCGGGGTGACCATCAAGGGACGGTTTAAAATTTCTGTGAGAATATGGTCGACGCTCATTAGGTACCTTTATTATGCGGATCTTTAAGTTAAACGGCAGTTGCCGAGTCCAGGACTATTTTGTCCTGGACCGCCTGCAATGTCCCGCTCTTGTCTGTCTGGGATGGATAGCAGTCGTAAACCAGGCCACGATCTTCAGCTTTCTTCTTTTCTGCCTCGTTCTGCCTGTCGACCTTGTCTATATTGCCGCCGCGTTTTGCCACCTTGTTACCCCTGGTGTCCAAGCCGTTTCTGATATCCATCTGCTCAGCTATCCGGTCCTTAACCGGATCGGTAAAATCCCATCCGTCGAAATGCCAGTCGACACGATGAAATATTCTGGGATTCTTTAAATACTCGGAAACAGAAATGGTGTTGGTTGCCCCGTTTAAAACAGCGGTCTTGATCCATCGGTTGACATATGGTCGGCAGTATTGAAAGATCAGGCACCTGGCTATGATTGTTTCACACAACCGCCTGAACTCAATCAGTCCAGCCCGAAGAGAGGTGTAATTAACGCCTTCCAGATCTCCTGTCAGTTGCTCATAGGTAATTCCCAGGCCCCGGGCGATAATCCGGAACTGTGTTTTCATGAAAGAGAGGTAGTTATTACCGACATCGGTGGTTTCGTGGAAGGCGACCTTCATGCCGTTTTTCAGGACGGGAAAGGTTCCAGCTTTCAGGCTGATCGAAGAGACGCCTGAAGTTGTCGAGGTGGTGGTTCCACCCAAATTTGTTGTTCGTGCAGGGATAGGCGCGTCGGAATAGACAAAGCCCCCCCAGAGCGCGGATAATTTCTTGCGCACTACTTCGGCGTCGTCATAAATATCTATCTCGTGCAGTTTGACCAGGATGGGAGCAAGCCAGCTTATCCCCCTGGCCTGTCCTGCACGTAATGGACGAAACACATGGAGAATATCGGCTGCATCAATCGGTTTTCTGGTAAGATCGCTACCGAGTAAAAAATTTTCTCCCGGGTGATCTCCAAAGAGCCAGTATTTATATCGTCGACCGTTTTTCCATTCGATGCCGAAACGGATCTCGTTACCTTCAGGGCTGATATCGTTGTAGCCAACATCGAGATGATCTGCTTCAAGGTTTTGAATCTGCAAGGGAACGATAAGCCCCAGGGCAGGATCAACATCATGAAATTTACCCAGGGACTCTCCATCGCGGACCAGCGATCTGCAGGTGACCTCAATGGCCCCGTAAAAATCTGAAACGCCGTAATAGTCGGCTTCGATCTGGCTATCTCCCCAAAGCTGCTGCAGCTCGTCTTTCTGGTCTTGGTTACTGAGGTTCCAATTTGGAGAGATGTCGGTTCCGACCAGGTTGGAGACAAAGCTGTCGATTCCACCCTTGGCATTTCCGTTGTTACGTTCTGCATCTCTGGCTCTTTTTCTAACTGATACCAGATTACCCATCATCGAGGCGGTCGGACCGGCCGAGGACATACCCCAGTCTCCCATCCTTTCGCTCATTGATGCTGCTTCGTAGCTCGGGGTTGGTAGTGCTTCGGAATAGACAGGAGTACCTGACCGGTCAAGAATTGTCCCGACAGGATAACTCATAATCCTTTGCCTCCGGTAAGGC